AGCAAAGTTAAGAGAAGACATTTTCCAAAACCTCAATTATTTCACCAAGTATAATATCATTGGTGATGAGAGACCAGATAATGTTGCATACAAAAACTATGGAGATTCAACTCTTGATTGGGTTGTTCTTCTTTCAAATAATATTCTAGACATTCAAACAGAATGGCCAATGACTCAAGGACTATTTGATGAGGTAATGTTGGAAAAGTATGGTACTTATGAAAACTTATACTCTGGAATTCACCACTATGAAACATCAGAGATTAAAAATAATTCAGGTAAAACAGTTCTTGCAGGTGGTCTAAGAATCTCACCAACTTGGAAAACAAATGGAAATTTTGTGGAAATTTTCAACTCACAAATCGCTGTTATTTCATCAGGTGATTCTGTAAATCCATCCACAACAGTGACTGTTTACGTGGTAAATGGAATTCCTGGATTGGAAGTTGGAAGTCAAATAACTATTGCAAATGTATCAGAAAATGAATATAATGGAGCTCAGATAGTTACAGAAATATTATCTTTAGATGGAAATAATGTAACTGGATTTAGATATGAACTTGCATCTACACCTAATGTTGCATCACCAACCTTATCATCTTTAAGAAGTGAATCAGTTCTGTTCTACATCTCAGAGAACTCAACTCTTACAGCAAACTCTTATTACTATGAATACTGGGATGATGGTCTTGGATATTCAGTTTATGTCCCATCCAATTCATTTATCAAAGCAGTAACAAATTATGATTATGAGATACAACTTGAGGAACAGAAAAGAAACATCTTCACTCTGAAACCAAGATATCTGAATGTTGTCTTTAATGATCTTGATGATATCATGCCATACAAAAAAGGTTCTGAACAGTATGTGTCCAGAACCCTGAAGAGAGGAGAAAATATTAGATTATATCAGTGATAAAACTCAATCATCAATCAGTCGTTGGAAATACTGAAGACTATCATCTTCATCTTCGGTATTTGAACTAGAAAGATTGTTCAGTTCTTGACGAAGATTATCAGGGATTTCTTTACTTTTACGATAAGAAGCTTCCAGTTCTTCAATTACACTTTCTTCATGAGAAGAAGTAGATTCATAAGAACGGAGATCATCTTCTTGTTCCTGAACAGCCACACGATTAGACTTCTTACCCAGAACATAGTTCAGACGCTTCTCAAGATCCTCATAGGACTTGAATTGGTCAGGAGCAACAATAGCAGAGAGAGAATACTCTTTCTTCCACAGTGATTCTAGAGCATCGTCATCATCAAACAGAGGAGATGCAGAATCAAACTCTGACTTGTCGTAGTTCCAGTAACCTTCGACCTTACGAATCTTCAGACGGAAGTTAGCTCCACTCCAGAAATCAAAAGGATTGATAGGTTCTTCATCCTCAAACTCAGGTTGCATTGCGTTGAGAATCTTATCAAAGATCTTCTTACCGAACTTGAACAGGAATACTTTGCCTTCATTCTCTGGGTGTGCAGGATCCTTTACGACGTAAATATTGCTGTAATAGGACAGTTTACGCTTCTGTTTACGAACAGTTTCCTTGTCCTTATCACTGCCACTGTTCCACAGTTCACGATTGTGTTCAGATACAGGATCTTTCTGACCAATGGTAGTTAGAGAGTTCTCAATGTACCAACCACCATTACCTTGGAATGCGTGAGAGTACATCTTGACCCACGGAAGTTCTTCTCCTTCAGGTGCGGGAAGAAAACGAATAATAGCAGATCCAACACCAGTCTTATCCATTTCTGGTTTCCAGAAACGTTCATCTACACCACCACTGGAATTGGTGTTCATTTTTTCAACCTGCTTCACCAGTTTCTCAGTGAGAGAACCAAGTTTGGATTGCTTTTTCAGATTTTCAAAAGACATTTGTATACCTCGGATTGTTTGTATTTGGCCTTTGTGTACCCCAATATTTTACAGATCAGAACCTGTCTTGTCAATACGTTCCTTCATGGTCTCAAGCAATTTTTCCATGTTTCCAAAGATGACATTCATATCAACATTAGGAGGAAGTCCCATCATTTGAGTAGATTCTCTAATTCTTTCTTTCATCTGAATTGCTTCAGGATCATCAGAAAGTTTCAGACGAGTATAGAGAACTTGTTGTTTATTCAAAAGCTTCTCCAAAAGAGAAACATGAAACATCTTTTCCTCTTTGGTCATACGAGGAAACTCAAATACATTTCTGTAAACATCTTCCTGAAGAATAGAAATTTCGGTCATTTCAGCCCGAACTAGTTCAGAATCAAAAAAGCTCATGTTCCTCCAACAACTTCTTTAAGTATTTTTTTATAATGGAATACATCTATATGTAGGAACGGAGAATATTTCTTTATTTTTAAACTGACGGTTTCCCACACAGGGTCCTTTAGTTTCTTATCAAAGTTCTTCCCGAACAGGAATATTCGATCATAGATTACTAGTGTTTCCAGGCTAATATTACCGATCAGGAAACTTTTTAGAAGAGGTGGATGACCTTTAGAACAGTCAAACACAGTCTTGATACCGTTCTCAAAAATTTGTTGAGACTCTTCTTTGAATAAGTAAGATAAGGATTGTATTCTTTTTTGCCAAGACTTATATCTAGACTCTCCTTCATTAATCATCTCTCCGATCCATACGGTTTGAGGATCAGTACAACTTATAAAGTTTGCTACAAAGAAATCTACGACTTCCTTATCTTCTTTCTGACGTGACAGTTTCTCGAACCAATATCGATCACGACGTTTATAAAAAGACTGAAGAGATGCTCGACTCTTACCTTGATACTTGTAGTAATCGTAAGAATCTTTTGTGAAGTGATTCTTCAGAGCAAGGTAAGTCTTATAAGTATCAAAAGGTGCCATTCAAAAAAGTAATATAGGGATTTTTACCGGGAAAATTTTTCCCCCCAAAATGGAATTAAAAAACCAATCTGGCACGAGAAGTCTTTCTCAAGAAATTTAACTCCATAGCCTCATACTTAATCTTTTCTTTGAGTGGTTTAGAAATAAGTTTCGGAACAGACTCAACATCAATGTTATTCTTCTCACAGAAGTGAACAATAGCATCGATGTAGTTCATATCTTCATTATGTTGAACAAGATTCTCGATCTCTTGAGCAAATCGAGAAGGACAGAAAAACTTATTTTCTAGTACTTTTTCTAATTCATTCTCCATTTGACCTAACACAGTGATGTACAATCTTTTTCCTCAACTTTTGTTCATTCTAACACATAAAAATATAAAGTCAAGAAACTTGTTCAAGTTTATCGTTGACAAATTTCTTGATGTATTGTGTAAGTAATTTGATGTATTTTGATTTATCGTATTCTTCGTAAACTTCTACTTCTCCATTTTCACAAGTCATAATGATCACGAACTTCTTTACAGAAAGACCAGTAAGTTCATGAAGCATACATGCATATGCACAACACTGAACAAAGTATCCATCAATCCACTCTCGTGGTTTAGGTTGTTTAGAAGTTTTAAAATCGATGATTGAAAGTTCTCCATCAAACTCTGCGATACAATCGACAGTGCCAGCAACACCTAAGTATTGACTATAAAGAGAACCTTCAAGTGCATGAATATTATTTATGCGTTTAAGAGCAGGAACTGCAACTTGGAAGAGATGTTCTGAAATAGGAAGAACATCAGAGTTCAAGTCCATGTTCTTCAGATACTGTTCAATTAATGTGTGAGTATCTGTTCCCCTACTCGTTGCTTTACGAGTAATACGATCTGCTTCTTCATCACCAACTTTCTTACGCCATGCAGCAAATTTTTCTTTACTGAAGTGACTGATAACTGATGTAATAGAAACAAACTTCTGAAGTTCTTCCTTTCCTGGAACTTTGTAATAACGAACTCCATCAATCATCTCCCTCTCAAGTTGAGGGAGGTTCAATTCAACATGTTTAAACATCAAAGATTCAATTCCAATTTAGCAACAAGATATTCCTTACAGAGTCCAGAACGAACAATATCATCAACACCAAATTCAATTACATTGAAAGATGGCATGTTTTGAAGAATTCTCATAAAATCAACAATACCATTACGTTCATTGGTCTTCACAAGGTCAGATTGAGTAGCATCTCCACAGAACATAATCTTAGAGTTCTCCCCAACACGAGTAATGATACTATCGAGTTCATGGAAGTTCAAGTTCTGAAATTCATCAACGATAATGATTGAATTGTCCAGAGTTGTACCACGAATAAAAGAAGTACTCCAAAAACTAATAGTACCTTGAGTCTTAAGGTTTCCATAGAGCATCTCAAAGGCAGCATCATCAGGCATCTCAAACATGTATTTGACCATGTTCTTATATGGAATCTGATAAAGAGAAGACTTATCCTCATGATCTCCTGGAAGGAATCCAATCTCTCGTGTTGCTACAAGAGAACGAACGAGATAGATTTTTTCATAAGGAGTCTTTTCATTCAAGACATCTTTTAGAGCATTGTAGAGTGTAATGAATGTCTTACCAGTACCAGCAGCACCGTAAGCTACGATGTTCTGTTCGAGTTTATATTGTTTGAAGAGTATCTCTTGATTATCAGTCAAAGGTTCAATCTTCTTCATGATATCAAGATTGATCGGCTTCTTACGTTTCATTTGTCTATTACTCATTCCAAATGGTACAGGATTCGATGCTCTTTTACGTGTCATATATTAAAAGGGTTTTACTTTTGCTCCAGGCATTTTTGAAGCCTTACGAAGAACTTCATTCCATCCTGGATTTTTCTTGACAAGTTTTTCTTGCCACTCACCAACCTCACCGACTCCAGCACATCCCTGAGACCAATCTTTATCCCAATCTGGATTATCTTTTCTCCACTGATCATAGTCAGCAACTGTCATGGTAAGTTCTTGTGTCTCACCTGTCTTAAGATTTTTAACTGGATATACGGGCATTGTTAAGAATAATGTATAGGTGTATAGGGATATTTATTCGATGGTGATAGAAGGTGCGTCCACACACTCAGAACAACCCTCACGAGTCCAACCAAGTGCTTCAGATACTGCAGGGAACTGACAGGTAAAGATACACCGAATGAGTTCTGCGATCTTCATGTGTTCGACCTGAGTGCCATTCGATGAACGAAGATCGATGTAGTGGATCCAGGACCTCACTGATCCCGTCATATAGAGTCTTGTAGGAGTCGCCAGAGGCAGTACAAACCTTGCACACTCTTTTGCCACACCTTGATCCAGAAGACGATTGTAGATCCTCATAGAGTGCTCAAAATGAACACGAATATCTTCAGTCAGGGTTAGTCTTAGATAGTCGGGAATATCATCGATTGAGTTCTGACGATTCTTATCATCCTGACGACGAAG